AAGGTCGACATGGAAATGACAAGTGTTGACGCACAGGCAGAGGAAATATTGCAAAAATGGGAAGAAGATGCTAAGATAAAGGCAACAATTAAAACAACTCCATCAGAGGTCAAAGGACTCGATGACATGGAGATAAACTACAATGAGCGAAGTCCATTTTAAGAAGCATCGGGTGTTTAGAGAGACACCAGATGTCATATTTTATGACATTTCGGTAGAGGAATCTAATGCATCTGACTTAGTGATACATGATGGTCCTGCTACATCACCACCTGACGACATGGTAGGTGCAAAACAGTTCTATATTCACAAATATCAGGACGATTATAACAGAGTCGTATCAGGAGAGAGACAGTTCGAGTTAGTAAACTTTGACTGGAAATATCCATACCACATAGTACACCTCAATCGTGCTAGTGGTGCCCTAATGATACCTAAAATGACCTATCATAGGTCTAAATCAGGTGAGTCAGGGTCTATTGTAATCAACCAGTCACAGAGGTATGAAGGATTCGATAGTGAGTCTGAATTTATACCTGTATCTTGTGCTTCTGTACCTAAATTATACAAGGTATTGATGCATGAGAAACCAGTAGTACACACCCTGGGAGAGTAGGTTGACTATATAATGTAAGCATGTTAAAATTATTTGTTTACAAGTATGCAAATGCACACATATCACATATATTGGAAAGATCGACCTATTTTTAAGAACCTAGAAGAGGATGATTTCTTTATGATATGGGAAAAGATCATGCACTCCTACAACGATGAGTTATCTTACATCAGATTGAAAGGTAACGAGACAGCAGACCTTGAAACTTCACATTAATGTACTCTCAGTCAACCAATCTTGAATCAGCATTTTACCTCTACGCTAAGAGAGTAGAAGCACTTCATGCAATGGTGATGGGGAAAAAGTTAGATGCGGAGGAGGCATACCACCACCTTAAAATAGAGCGAAAAGCACTAAAAAAGGTGTACAAAAAACATAAACGAACTGAATACGACAGACATTGAAATTCTTAGGATTAAGAATTGATGATCATGATTCCAACATTACATATACTGACGGTAAAACAGTAAAGTATTGTGCAACTGAGCGTCTTTTCGGCATTAAACACCATGGATACGATAACATTTGGCAGTGGTCAGATGTGCTAGATTCTTGGGGTGTAAAATTAAGTGACATAGATGCTATTGCTATGATCACAGACAAGATTTGCTTCGCAGAGAACGAAAATTATAGAGATTTAGACTTAGGACTGCCATGTAAGACGTATGCAGTCGACCACCACTGGGCACATGTGTTGAGCACATGGATGCTTGGTGACATACCCAAGGTAAACTATGTGTTTGATGGGTTTGGTAACAATGATAGGTCACATTCACTGTATTTGAACGGTAAATTAAAGAGTTCACACAGTGTCAAGAAGACTGGTTCTATCGGTGTTGAAATGGCATATGTAGGTAAGACTTGTGGGTTCACAGCAGACGAGTGGGGACTAGATTTAGCAGGAAAAGTGATGGGATTGCAGTCATATGGCATGAATGAACCCAACTACTATAACCTGATGGATCAGTATAGTATTGAAGAGATCAAACAAATTTGGAATTATGACTCATGGATCAGGAAATGGGATAATGAGTTCGATATTAACTGGTTACGCACTGTACATGAGATAACTGGTGACAAACTGGTAGAGTACATGACTCGCACTGGTGACGGACCTATAACATATACTGGTGGTGTAGCACAAAACTCTGTATTTAATGGAAAACTGCATGAATCAGGCATAGATGTACGAATTCCACCTCATGCTAACGATTGTGGACTATCACTAGGTGCAGTAGAATTTTTAAGACAGAAGTTCCATGAAGAACCCTTCGATACTACTGGGTTCCCCTTCTGGCAGGACGATGAAGCACCCGAAGAACCCACTGATAAGACCATTGCAGAGGCAGCAGAGGCACTTGCACAGGGTAAAATTGTTGGTTGGTACCAAGGTCATGGTGAGATAGGTCCAAGAGCACTAGGACACCGTTCTATCCTTGTAAACCCCAGATTACCGAATGCTAAGAACGAATTGAACAGTAAGGTTAAACATAGAGAACACTTCCGCCCCTTCGGTGCTGCGGTACTACTGGAAGATACACAAAAATACTTCGAGTTTAAGGGTAAGAGTCCATATATGAACACATGTGCATACGTTCACGACGAAGAATTGTTGTCTGTGACACATGTAGATGGCAGTAGCCGCATACAAACAGTGGAGGGTGATGATTCTTTCGCTAAGTTGCTTCGTAAGTACAAAGAACTGACAGGTGACTCTGTTTTACTCAATACATCACTGAATATGGGTGGTAAACCAATAGCATCTAAGATGTGGGAAGCAAAAGAATTATTCTCTAAGAAAGGAATTGAAGAAATGTATATTGGAAATGATAAATTGTCTAAATAAAGGTGCTACCCCCTCTATCTTATGTCAACAGCGAAGACAGAGGTCGTACAACCAGAACAGAAAATAGTTAAGCATGAGAGAGACGACGATGCAGTTGCAACACTGGTCCGTCTGGTGATTCTAGGATGGTCCGCTGCGATCCTCACAATTAATTACTTACAGGTCCCAGGACTTGCAAAGACAAACATCGATCCCACTTTCATAGCCAGCGTTTTCACAGGAACACTTGCCACTTTCGGTGTCGCCACGTCCAAAAAGAATGGTGACTCACCCAAAGGAACAACATGCAAGTACATGCAAACAGAAGGTAAAAAGTAATGCAAAAACTCGTTAATGCTATCGCCATTTTTGGTGGTGTGGTGTCACTTTCAGTCGTAGGACTCGGTGGATATGTATTCATCCGTAAGGATGCAATCATCGACAACATTAAAACAAAAGTAACAGGAGCAGCACTCGGTGCAGTGTCTGGTTCGTTACCTGACATGGTTCCAGATGCTCTACCCGACTTCTCTGGACCCGCTTTACCACTAAAATGAAGAGCAGAAACATACTTATAGCGACAGTGGGTGGTCTAGTAGGACTCTCACATATAGGTATGATTGCACTCCTCGTATCACGAGTCGGAGTTAAAGACCAGATACCACTTATTAGTCCACCAGTAGGACCATATACATCATATGCTATATCAGCATCTAAGGATGGGTATAAGGTAAGTTATCAAGCGAATGACCCTAAGACTATGGTCAAGAGCACATCAACTAAGGTCAAAGGTCTAACAAAGAAAACAGAAACTACTGTTGTAGATGAGTATACAATGGATGGTAAGACCCATTTAGGTGTACTAGGCATGGCAGAAGCGGGTGCACTCAACGTAGCATGCATCAAGGCAGAAGGTGGTGGTGAACAGACAGGCAAAGTAGTAGGTGCTGCTGTTGGTACTGCTGCTGGTGCACAAGTAGTAAGTGTACCATTTGTAGGTCCAGTTCTAGGAGGTCTTGTAGCACTAGGTGCTGCTAATAAAGGTGGCGACATAGGTGGTCAGATAGCGACTGAATGGAGTGAAGCATGTGACCCTGATACAACCGATTAATATACACGATGTCAATGTATTTGACATAACATTGCCCCCGATCACGCAAAGATATAGCGTGACACCAGGGGCATTGCCATTTTATAACCCAGTAACGGTACCAGTTGGTGTACCTCTGATTCTAATGCCTGGATGTGTAGAAGCACACCCAGAAAGTAAACCTCAAAACCCAAATGATAACTTAGTCAAGGATGATGAGGACGGAGCAAAGGTATATTGTGACGCTGGTATGCCATCCTTTGATGCGATGGACTATACACCAGAGAATTTAATAATAACGAGAGATATAGAGACACCTGTGGTAGATGCACCACCCCCACCAGAGACACCAGAAGTACAAGCACCAGATATACCACCCACAGAAGAAGAAATTCCCTGCCCTGGACTAAATGCACCTAGAATAGGTGACATAGCGCAGAACAAGGAAGAAAAAGTATCAGGTTTTGAATTACAGATTGACCCTGTAACTAATAAAGAAGTCTGTGTGACATTGTATGAGGATATACCACCAATAGAAGCACTATTACCAGACGTTCAGACAGTGAGCACCACAGCAGTTATAGCAACTGTTGCTACGGGATCTGCTCTCCTAGCGAAACCTCTTGCAGACCTGTTGTTGAGGGTTTTTCGTCCCGCGATAAAAAAGGGAGTGACCACTTTCCAAACCAAGGTTTTGAAGAAGGCACCGAGGCAGTTAAGTCGTTCTGAGATACAGACGAATCATTATAGGAAATCGAAAGGTCTTGATCCTTTTTCACCTCCGAAGAAGAAGAAGGGTTAAGTTGATGGACGTGTGGTTTCACTACATGTACACCGTCCACAACGACATCAGCACACACCTTATGATATGGTGAGTTTTTGTGGAACTTAATTCCTGCCTTGTATAGTTCACCGCAGTTTTTTAATCTCGCAATCTCAAAGTCTAATCTCTTGTTGGCAATGGTCTGTGTTTGTAATGCTATCTGTGTCTCTACTGCTAGTTTACACTGCTCTTGTGCCTTTTTATCTAATGGTATTGACCATGTTGCAGATACACCAACAGATGCGTTCAGTTGATCCTTTTGACCTGTACGAGTAGGCATGTAATATAAAATATTCCCTGGATTGTCGATCTGACCGTCATCATCAGCGTCATGTATGTCGTACACTGGATCATTCCAATACGCTTCGTATGGTTTTTGTCCAGAAATTGATCCTGTAACGTAGGGAGTTATGTTGAGGGTACTCCCTTGACACTGTATACCACCACCATATGTGTTTGTTATATACGGTCCTTGTAAAACTTGAATAGCTTGATTGGTCACTGACCCACTGCTATTAGCGATGGGCGATGCAGTAGCACTAACACCACCAACAGTTTCAGCACGAACACTAGGCATAAACCCAGTGATAGCAAGGGATATCCCTATTGCTGAAAGATACTGGTTGTGTCTGTGACGCTTTGGATAGTGGTGGTTCGATTTATCACGGTGTGATTTGAGAGTCCTGGTCCACTGTATGTTTCTGTGAATTGGAAGTTCGCACCTGGCGTTGTCTGTGTAAACGTCGGTTTTGTATCCACTCCTGTCCATGTTGAAGCAACTCCTTCAATAGTTACATTATTACTTGTAGTTGTTGGTGATAGATTACCAGATGCTGTAACACCAGTGCCTGTTGCGGTCCACTGGTACCCAGTATTATAATCCATCGAATTTATAGTCTCAGTGACTGTCGTAGTCGTCTCAGTGTGAGACGTCATACTACCTTGTGTAAAATTAGGCACCACAGGCACTGCAAACACTGGGTTTGCGCCCATAGCGAAGCATACAAGAAGTAGTTTTATGTTACTCCTCATATGTCTCACCTATCTCACTGTTAGTTCGCTGACCACCTGTCCAGTCGCTTGTGTACCAGCACCACCAGCAGTTAATGCAATGGTTCCTGATGTATCGATTGTACCCGCTAGGTCACCCGCTGTTCCTGCTGCTGTTGAGACTTGACTGGAAAAGTTTCCAACCTGTCCAACAGTAGGTGCACTACCTGATATGGCATCACCTTGTGTGAACGACTGAGTAAAGCTCCAACTCTCCCCTGCTGTTGCCTGGGTTGCTGATAACGTAGGTATAGCACCAACACCGTCTGAGATAGTCATACTACCTATGGATGCTGTTGCACTACCGCCTGTTGGTGTGTACTGTGTGGTCACATTGTTACCACTTACAGAGTACGTTGAACCAATACGCTCAACCTGAGTCGCTGCTGCGTTTACTTGTAACTGAACTGATGAACTTAACTTATGTGTAATGTCTGCATGAGCAGCACCTACACCTAAGAAAGGCATCATACCGAAGAAGATTAATAATCGTTTCATGATTTTTTATACTACCTTCACCCATATTTATACCTAAAATTATTACAGTTTTCCGTACTTGTAAAAACGATACAACTGTACTAAATATAGGTAGTTGCCTTCGGGGACTACAAACAAACTCGCTTACTAAGGAGAACCATGAGAACATTAAACTTCTCGTCCAGAGATATGGACAAGATCTTTGACGCTGCAATGACTTACAGCGTTGGATTTGAAGATCTATTCAACAGGATGCATTCATCGGCATCAATCCACACATCTTACCCACCATATAACATAGTCAAAGAGACTGAATCAGAGTGGAGAATCGAGATGGCACTAGCAGGATGGTCTAAGGATGATATAGAGATTAGTACAGAAACTAACGTCCTAACCATTAAGTCTAAGGTAGAACAGGAATCAGATGGAGACTTTATCCATCGTGGAGTTGCCAAGAGGTCATTCACTAAGACATTTAACATCGCAGATGATGTAGAAATAGGTGAAATCACACACAAAAACGGACTATTAAATATCAAACTTACTAAGATAGTTCCAGAAAGTCAGAAACGAAAAGTCTATGACATAAAGTAGTCTATATAATAGACAACCGAAGAGACCCCCAGTGGTCTCTTTTCTATTGGAGAATTTTATGAACATGTATGTCAATCTGTGTCCTGCATATACACAGAAGAGTGACTCAGTAACTATGGACGTTCCGCCTGACATGACGGAACACTTTATGCAATATGTGTATACCTTATCTGACGAAAAGAACATATCCGCTAGACGAGCGTTCAATGATATGCTAAGATATACATTTGACACCCTTATGGAGAAAGATTATGAGCGCAAGAGTCGTAAGAATGATAAACGGAGAAGACGTAATCGCTGACGTCAAGGAAGTTCGTGAATCTAACGACGGTCCTGCACTTGCTTATAAACTTACGCAACCATACACCGTTACAATTCAACAACCTCCCGAGGTTACGTTTGAAACTGATGCTGAAACAGCGATAACAGACTTCACACAGTTAGATGTAGAGTTCACAGTTTATGTACCCTTCTCAGCAGAGGAGCACATCTTCTTACCTCTCCCATCTGTGATGTTTATATACAAACCATCAGATAATCTCGTAGAAAAGTACAATCAATTACTAGATCATGGTAAAACTAATCCTGCTTAAAGCAGACATCAATAAGTATCTTATTGGAAAGATAACAGAACTAGATGAGGAACCATCGTTACTCATAGAGAATGTTTATCAAGTGAGAGACGAGAAAGACATCGAGAAATACCCTAAGTTTACAGACCAACGTGATCTGTTCTTGACTTCTGATGTAGTCTTTACTATAATAGATCCATCCAGCACTTTATTGGCAACTTACGTTACCAGTACAGGTGATATTAAAGCAGCAAACAACACTCCTTAATGAATTTCTACACTGACGTGTTACTCCTTGGTGATGATATCCTCTATCGAGGGTATGAAGATGGGAGGCACGTTCAGTATCGTGAGAAGTCACGTCCTACTCTATATTTTGTACCAAGAGAACAATCTAAGAAGTCAAGTTGGAAAACACTTGACGGTAGATACGCACACCCAAAGAAATTTGATGGTGCTCGTGAAGCAAGAGGGTTCATTGACAAGTATAAGAATGTAGATGGACTAGAAGTTCATGGGTATGATAGATTTGCATACCAATTCATCGCACAGAAGTTCCCTAACACAGTGGAATTTGATATGGATGTGATGAAGATATATGCTATTGATATCGAGGTTGCATGCGACAATGGATTCCCCTCAGTAGAAGCATGTGCTGAGGAAATGCTGTGTATTACTATCAAAGACATCATGTCTAAGAAGATAATTACATGGGGAACTAGGGAGTTCATACCTAATGGGACTGAGTATCGTACGTTCTGGACTGAACAAGCGATGCTAGAAGATTTCCATACATGGTGGTGTGAAAATACACCTGACGTTATTACTGGATGGAACTGTCAACTGTATGATATTCCATACTTATGTCGTAGATTAGACAGAGTGCTAGGAGAGAAGTGGAAGAAGTCACTTTCACCATGGAACGGTGTTCTTGAACGTGAAGTCTTCATCAAGGGTCGTAAACAAATTGCTTATGACATTCGTGGCATTGCTACACTTGATTATTATGATCTCTATCAGAAGTTTACATACTCAGCGAAGGAATCCTATCGCTTAGATCACATTGCATTTGTTGAACTAGGTGAGAAGAAACTTGATCACTCTGAGTTTGAGAACTTCAAAGCATTCTATTCTCAGAACTGGCAGAAGTTTGTCGAGTATAATATAAAGGACGTTGAACTTGTTGACCGTCTGGAAGACAAGATGAAACTCATTGAGTTGGCATTGACTTTATCTTATGATGCTAAGGTTAATCTTACTGATGTATATTCACAGGTTCGTATGTGGGATACTCTCATATATAATGATCTATCTAAGAGAAACATTGTAGTTCCTCCCAAGGTAGATACACAGAAGAATGACCAGTATGCGGGTGCATACGTCAAAGAACCTGTGCCTGGGATGTATGACTGGGTGGTCTCTTTTGACCTTAACAGTCTGTACCCACACCTTATAATGCAGTACAACATTTCTCCCGAGACGTTAGCAGAAAGAAAACACCCAACGGTTAGTATCGAGGCTATACTTCAAGAGGATGTAAACCTTGATGGTGACTATGCTGTATGTGCCAACGGTGCACAGTATAGGAAAGACACTCATGGGTTCTTACCAGAGATGATGCAAAGGATCTACGATGAACGTAAGATCTACAAATCTAAAATGCTTAGAGCAAAACAAGAGTATGAAACAGCACCAACCGTGGCACTCGAAAAAGATATCGCACGATTCAATAACATTCAGATGGCACGAAAGATTCAACTCAACAGTGCCTATGGTGCAATCGGAAACCAATACTTCCGATACTACAATCTGGCAAACGCTGAGGCAATCACACTCTCTGGTCAGGTTGCGATTCGTTGGGTTGCGGACAAAATAAATGCATACCTTGGTAAAATATTAAAGACAAATGATGATTATGTTATTGCTAGTGATACTGATAGTATCTACCTCCATCTGGGTCCTCTGGTCGACCGTGTATACGA